GCGACTGGCCTGTAGGAAGAGCAACAGCACTCACACCCACGATCTCGCCTGAGTCGCCTTTGGCACCGGGGGTAATCAGGGCAGGATCAAAGTTGGGATTCTTGGCCCACATCCCGTTAGAGAACCACATATCCCCTTCGTACAACTGAGTGTTGAATGGGCTTGGTGGGCTATCCGAAGGGCCATAGACCGTGATCGAATGACCGTCTGCGCCAGCGGGGCCGGGGGAGCCTGAGTTCCCCTGAGCGGCCAGAAACGGCAACTCAGACCACCGACGAGTGCCGTCACCAATTTTGAGCATTTGCCCAGGAACAGCAGCGGCGATGACATAACCCAATTCGCCAGACTCTAAGATTGAATCGTTTTTAAGCCAGTTCTCCTCGGTATCCTGGCGCAGTCGAATTCTTTGGTATCCACGCTCGGCCGAGTCTGTGCCGCGATGTACCGATGGCAGATTGCTCATAATTAAGCCTCTGCCTATTTATTCCGCTTGCCCCTTCCTTTGGCCCAATGCGGAGTATGCCGATCTTTGACGATTCCCGCAGCCTGCTTCTTAGTCAGTGACGGGTTTTTAGCCATTTCTTGCTTGGACAAACTGGCTACAACGTCTTTCGCCAAGCCGACTCGCTTAGGAGGCTCCGCAGAATCCGGGGGAACGTAATTCACTTGGCCAGAAACCATCAGTTTCCGCTTCTTGGCAACCCGTAGCAGATCGTCCTTGCCAGAAATCCACGCCTCCTTGTCGAGCCAGCCACGCTTGTCTGCAATCCCTGAGTGGTAATACTTCCCGGCAATGTCGATTCCCGCAGCCTTGGCCTCTCGCGTAATGAAATCAGCCTGACGCTTAGGCATCTGACTGAGCCACTCGCCGTTATTCCGGCCCTCCATGAACTTGGAGTCTGTTCCCCGAACGCAGGGTGGCTGTTGCAGGGCAAGCATCTCAGCAAGCCGGGGGGCAACGCCAGACTCAACCATGCGGACATAGGCCGACCGAACTTCACGGCTGGCGTTCTCAATGTCAAACGGCAAATCATTCATCACGGCTGCAACTCCTGTGGAACTTGAGGTGGAGAAACCGCCCCGCCACCCTCTTCGGTGGGCGAAGACCCGGCATCTGAAGGAGGGGCAGACATCGGGTCACCGGGAGGGGGCGGGGGCGGCGGGGGCGGCGGGGGCGGAATCAAGAATCCGGTCGGGTCAATGTCCAGGCTTTCTGCCCACGCTGTAAGCAACGCATTCAAGGGCTCTGGATTCCCAGACATCGCAATCGGCTGGAGAATCGGCCCCATCGTTTGCATTGCCATCTGGAGTTGCTCAACCTTCCCGGCCTTGTTCAACTTCCTCGCGCTGCCAGCCTCAATGCGGTAGTCATACGAACGAGCCAACTCATCAAGGGTCGTTTCGGCGACACTCTTATCCCAGACGATGGCACCAAGAGGCCCCACGACAGGAGCAACCTCATCGGGCCTGAGGAGCCAGCGAGCGGCCAACGCTTCCTTGCGGGCCACCATAGACAGAGCATCCTCGACGCAATTCGCCATGTCATCCGGGCGAATGCTGATTTGCTCGGCCTTTACCTGAGCCTCCGCTGCACTCCTATAGGAAGCCCGCGTCAAGCCGTGCATCAGTTCCGTTAATCCCACCCGCTTGTCGAACATATCCGAAACAGCCTGAACAATCTTGTAAATCTCAGGATTTACCTCAGGCATCTGGAAAATGTTGATCACATCAGAGACGCTCTTGCCAAGCGTTTCCGACAACTCCACCAGGCAGAATCCAGATTCTTCGTGCTTCAGGATTTGATCCTTAATGTCATCGCCCGCTGCCTTGGCAACACCCACCATGGTCTTGCAACTGATCATCACGCGAGCGGCCAAAAAGGACAATGCCCAATTAAGGAACCGCAATTCAGGCAGGCCCGGTTTCAGGTGCGCAATGGGCCACGAATATCCGGGCTTTCTGTGGTAATACAGCGGAGAGAATGGCCACGGGAATACCGTGTCTGCGTAAAAGGGGATCGGCCAACGGGTTCGTGAAAAGAGGCTATTCGGAAGCCCAGTTTCATCCGGCTCCTCCGTCACAACGTCCTTAGGAACATTGAGCGGGAAGTCGATCCCATCAGCCACAATGATCATGCAGTTCTTTCCAAGAGCATCGAACATCTCTCGATACTCCTTTGGACTGCCTTTCAAGTCGTGGCCAAATCCCGTCTTTGAATAAATCTTGTAAATGACGATCAGATCATTGGTCTTGCCCTTCCGCTTCTTGTGTTCGTAGTCCCGGTCTTCGGATTCCGAACGAGAAACGTAGGACTCCAGATGCCCCTTCAAGTCCTCTTCGTTGAGCCCATACCGCTCGGCAACTTCCTTGACCGGGTGAACGCAGCGACGGGCACACCAAGTAATGTCTTCCAGTTCGTCGGCATCGGGATCAATCAGAAGATTGTCCACTGAATCGTAGAACGAACCGACCATGGCAATCGGCTCACCGTCCTCGCCCCCTACCTCGGTCAACTCAGTCCACAGGCAACTCATGCCCTTGATCAATGACTCATCAACAAAGCGTCGGCAATGCGCTTTGAGGTTGAGCGTGACCGGCGTGTAGTTCAGGTAGGACTCGATAATCTTAGCGATGGTTCGACGCCGCTCCTCCAGCAAACCAACCTGTTGGCTGGTCTGGATAAACTGCTGAAGCATCGGGTCAGGGGGCGGCATCATCCCGGTTTCAGGATCGGCCTGAAGCGAAGCCTGAACGTCAATCCCCAAAGACTCCGGGGGGATTACGGGGAACTTTCGTGGCGTAACAGTGCGGACTGGATTGCGGCTGTACATGACAGAGCCGAACAGTTCGACGCACTCAAAAGCCTTGTTAATGCACATTTTGAAGGACGGCGCATTGATCCGGCTGTATTCCTTGCCTTGGCCCTCCTTCCAAAACCAGTCATCGCCGCCATCGAAGAAATTCAAACATTCGCGCGCATCCATCGAGAACGGACGCTTGTGCTTCCGGGCCTGCCCCAACTTGGACAGCCAGCCCTTGGACACGGCGCGAAGAGCATCCTCCAAGTCCCGCTGAGACTTGAACTCCTCGGGGATGGCAGCAAATTGCTCAGAATCCCCCCCGCCAAGGGGAAGGTCTGGGGATAGGTTTTCGTCCATTGGTCAGCCGCCAGTGAGGGTGATTCACCCTATTTATTCAGCCGCAGCCGCCTGTTTGCTCGCCTGACGTTTGGCCTTGGCGATTTTCCAGTCAACCACCATCTCTTTCATGTGCGGAATCAATTCCGTCATCGGGTGCAGGCGAAAACACCCCCAACGCTGCCACTGCGGCGCGGAGTCCGACTCGTGCCAAAACGGATCATCCGAATGACGAACTGACTTTTTCTCCACCCAGCCAGAAGAAGGGCTGAAAATCAGCAAAGAAACCGTCTGAGCCCCAGGCCGCTCCACGACAAAGCCCATCGATGGATTCTGGGGATTGGAAGGATTGTCGTAGAAAAGACAGAAATCGCCCACACTTACTTCAGGACGCGCCCACTCGCTCATCGAAACCTCCTATGGTTAGCGAACAACAAGAGGTTAGCAAAGCCGCCATACCGGGCAACTTAGGCATCAAACGAGAAGGAGTAACTTTGTGGTGCTAGATAAACAGAGCCGGAACGGTTCTTTTCCCTCTGCCGCTTCTTGACCATATCCCACCACCAAGGCTTTTCGACATTTTCTGGCGGCTTGTGGTACTCAGGATCGTAGGCAATTAAGTACCTGAGGCAGTCGGCTGCGTGATTGTCGCCCTTTTTGCTGGGTTCGTCGGTGACAATGACTTGCCCGCCAACATTCATGGTCTTCTTCTTGTAGCGGCGCAGTTCCCGCTCCAGATTCGGACAGGCACCCCGAAGCACCTTGAACCAAGTTGTTCCATCACCCTTAATGCTCATAGCCATGCGGACAGCCTGGAGCCCCGCCTGGATGTTGTCGCTTCCGGGGATAAACGAATTTCCCGTAGTTGTTGAGGCAATCCCCAGTTTGGCAAAGGCTTCTGAATACTGTTGCTGCGGTGTTTTCCCCGTGCCCAACTCCGTCAATTTTGCCCCGTGAATGTCGATGATGAACGCATGGAAAGTGTGACCCGCAACCTTTTCGTGCATATTTCTTGCCAGAATTTCAGCAGTACATCCACGCAAATACAGTTCGTCGTACACCAAAACCATGCTTTCGTCTGGGGGTATGGCCGCAAATAGAACGGCGCAGACTGCATGGCCCGGGTCAATCGCGGCTATTCGCGTCCAATCTTCTGGGACTAGGCCGTTCTTGAACTTAGATCGGTCATACCCGTGGGCAGCCATATTAAACGTGGGGTAGACCAAGTATGAATCATAGACAAACTCCCCGGAGCAACGCTGGCGAAGAACGTCCTCGCCCAACGCAGCCCACCGCTCCACCATTCGATCCTTCTCTTCTTGGTCGATATAGGGATTATCAAGGAAGGTAAACGTGAATTTCTTGATATGGCCTTCGCCCTCCTCTTCCGCTTTGTCTGCCCGCTCAGATAGCGTCAAAAGGCTTTCGCACTTGCTGTGTGGCATGGCCGACCACTGAAACCTGCCTCGCCTGTCAGCCAATCGAGCCAAGCCTTCGCCCACCCACTGCTCGTTATCCAAGTCTTCATCGATTACCAAAAGGTCGAGCGCGAAACCCTGGCTGGGCTCGGCATCTGAGGAGAAGAACCAGATGTTGGTTCCGTTGTGGAGTTCACAGGACTGGATCGCACCCGCAGATTTCAATATCCACGATTGCTGCTTAATCATTCGCTGGGGAATCAGGGGAGGGGCTGGCTTCCTCTCGCCCTTGCGATCCTTGTCATTAAGCGGGTGATACGCCCGCCACAATCCCGTTTGCTCGTCCTTGATTACATAGAACGCACCGGCCTTGAACAAGTAGGGGTAAATTACCAAACCAATGTGCCGCCACCCCTTACCCACAATCCCGATATTCAGCGGGCCATCAGGATACTTATCCTTGATGGGATGCGTACCCGTGGCAGCCCACGCCAACTCCATCATGGCAGACATCGTTTTTCCCGACCGGTTACCCCCAATTAGGAGGGTTTCCTTTGCCATGCACTCATGGAAAGGACGCTGGTAATCATTGGGAACATAGAGCCTAAGGGGCTCCAGCGACCTTCTTGCC